CGCGGCTTTGCGGCGCAACATCGACAGCGCGTCCAACATCGCCAGTTGACGCCCCATCAAAATCGCCTCGTTCAATTCCTCGTCTGACAGCATCGGCGAAGTTTCGGGCTGCTTCTGCATAGTTTCCTGTTTCTCTAGCTGTTCTTGCTGCCGCTGAGAGGTCATCGCTGAGGACGCCTTTTCGGTTTGCAAGCGCTTGGAGGAGCGTGATCGCTTGGGCATCTTGGTCGGCCCTCCTTTGGTTTTGCTCTTTGGCAAGCTTATTGCCTTCTGCTTCAATACGTTCAGCGTTTTTACTTAGGCTTTCAAACGCCGCCTTATCACCACGCAAAAGCTTAGTTGTTCTATCAAGAACCCGTGCGCGTTCTGTAAACAAACTATCTGTGATAATCTCTTCGCCAAACAAAGACACTTGCGTTTCTTGCACAGTGTCCATTTCCCGCACCTGGCGAACTATTGCCTCTGCTTGGAAAAGGTTTGCCGGATCTGACTTTGCCAAAACCGCAATAGCAGCATCTTGCAAATCAGGATCATCAATCAACCGACCAACTATCGCACCATAGTTTGCTGGGATAACCTCATTTACAACAGCACCAAATGCTTTGTTATTTAGATTGACCAGATCTCTAGCCTGTCTTACCAAAACAGATTGAGGCGGTAACTCTGCAATGCGCCCAGGCTCCACACGAAGCACTTTAGCGGCATCAATTGCTGTGCCAGTGCCTTGTGCGATATTTGTCATTGCCGCTATTACACGGGCCTTCTCTGCGCTTACACCGTCTGTTTCACGCAATTTATAACCAATGATTTCTATTTTCTCATCGGGCTTCTGTGCTTGGATACGCCGGGCTAAACCAACACGCTGATGGCCATCGGCCACAAATATCTTACTATCAACATCTTCCCAGAAGATAACAGTCCCAGCTTTAATAGGATCCCACTCAGTTACACCTTGCAACCGCTCAGTGACACCATACTCATCGCCGCCTTCTTTAAACTGAAAGCGTTTAGCATCAACATTCACATCTCTTGGATTTACAGAAAACATAACGCCATTAAGATTATCGGTAGCGGCTTCAATCATCTCAGGCGTTGGCTGAATAGTAGCCTCATTTGGTATCATAGGCGCAGTATTATTTTCAACCGCCGCTTCTGCGCTTACTGTTCTGGAAGTATGTTCTGCCTGTGCCGGGGGCAAATTTGCATCTGTAAATGGATTATCAGCTTCTAACTCTTCTCTTGCTTCTGCCGCATCTGCTAAAGCTTGACTGTCTTTATTTGCCTTGCCGGAGTTACTAATTGCATTCCAGCCGCTTTTTGCGGCATCCGCTGATACTCGAATACCCACGCCAAATGCTGCACTGCCAACCGTATTATATGCGACATTGCGAAGAAAATCTTGATATGTATAATCATATCCTAATTCTTCATACCAATCTGCAACACCGGCCTCTGCTATTGCGCCAGTACCCGCACCAATCGCAGCTTCGGTAAATGCCAATCTCCATAAATTTTTTGCACTTGAACCCATAAGACCAAACGCATTAACCGGATCATCAATTAGACCACTAACACCACCAGTAAATTGACCAAGTGTTCCGCTAAACGTAAAGTTTCTTGCACCAACTTCTTCAGCATATTTTCTTGCAGCTTGCGCACGTTCCTTTGCAATATCTTCTAAGCTTTGAACCGTAATTCCTTTTAAATGATCCGGTAAGCTTTCCTGATTTTCGTTCATAAAATTCAGGAGAGTATTTACAGCAAAGTTATATCTGTCCTGTGGACCACCGGCTGAACTATAAACACCTAGTCCGATCCCTAAGAAGTCTGCCGGGTTTTCAAAATCACGACCACCAAATCCTTGGTTGGGAAATGTCTCGCGCATCTCTTCAACGATAGGTGTCCACAAATCTTTAAGAATAAGCTCTTTACTTTGAGACTGATCGTTAAGACGCATATTATCTTGTGCAGCAAAAAAGTTTTCTGCAAAGTCAGATACCGGCTCAGAAATACCAACCATGCCAGGAAAATCATATACATCTGATCGATCAAACTGTATCATTGTGTTTTTAACCAATCATCATAAGACATAAAGAATGTTGGGTTTTTAGCCATTTTTCTGCGTATCATTTCCTTATATTCTTTAACGCTTTTTCTATTTCTAACTCCTTCAACTGAATCCAACATTCTTTCAATGTTTTTAATCATTATTTCTTTTCTAGGGCTTTCAGAAATGCCTGAGATTGTTCTTTTCAATTCACGGGTTTCTTTAGACCCAGGCACAAATTCAAGCTCTTCTGGAAGATCCTCTAGGATTTGACCAGGAGGCGCTGGGGCTGCTGCCGGAGATATTTCAGTGATCTGTTCTAAGCCTGTTTTTCTAAGTTTTCTTTTGAAAGAAAGTTCTTCACTTATTATACCAAAAATCCTTTCAGTTGATTTAGTTTCCGTTGTCATTGCACCAACATCTGGCAGCATTAAACCAAAAGATTTTTGTAATTGTGTAATATCAATAATAACTGGCCGACCATCTGCATCCGAAACAAATGCCTCACCCTTATCGCCATATTCTATTGAGTATTTATTGCCGCCAACATTACGGAAATTGTAATTATCATTTTCTTTAATTTGTTCAGCTAAGTCGCCACTAATTTGTTGACCCGTTGCCAATTGAATAACATCAACATTTATTTCATTTAAAAATGTTTCTAAATCATTAGCAGTCATTTCCGGCATTACAAAGGTTTGTATGCCGCGAACCTCTTGAATACCGCCATATACTTTACCATTGCGCGTAGTTTGACCCGCCGCCATTTGATAGGCTTGCTCATAAAGTTCATCACTCCATGCAAAAACACCCTTACTTGCAGCCATTTCTGTATAAATTGCTTTAGCAACATCTTTGATTGCCGCATGATGTTTTGGCGTTGTAATTGCTCTGCCAAATCGATTATGAACCAATTCTATATTTGTTGGAGTAAAATCAATAGGCTTTTCACCCGCCTTAATTCGGTCCATACCCTGCACGGCAAGCAATGCTGTTTCTGTATTTCCAGCATTTACCAATGCACCAACCAATGCCATTTCAGGATTATATTCTGCAATATCTTCTAAGACCTGACCCGCTGCCGCATCGAACGATGATAAAGCACCAAGGATGTCTAATTTAGCAGCACCCTCTGCTTGATTTAATAACAACCCAATCCGCCGGGCTTCATCAGCAAATAAAAATTTAGGCGTTTGCAATCCATACTGAGCAGCAACTTGCATAGCTTGCTTTTGTCTTTTTTGTAAAGCATTTTGATTAACTTGTATTTTATTATCTTCATCAACCGATAATATGGATTGTCTTTGAATTATGCCCTGACGATCAGCATATCCCATAGGATCCTGGCTAATTTGTGTTTTCATGTTTGTCAAAAATTTCTGAGCGCGATCTAATCGATCAACCTCAAGTGTTGTATCAATGCCCTCTTTACCAGCGCCTTTAATACCATTTTGCAAACTTAGAACATTTTCTTCCATGTCTGATAAAGAAGTTCCGCGCATAGAAGCATAAAAGCCTTCTAATTCTGATAAATCGTTGACCGCTTTAACTGCCGGTGATCCAATTGTTCCATCTTGCTCTGAAACATCTACCGCTGCGCTGCGTAAAGTTTCCAAGTCCTCAGCAGATATACGACCACCGCTTTCTAAAATATCTTCTAATTCATCAACTTTATTTACTAAAAAGTCAGCTTCGGCCTTCACTGCCGTTACACTTCGATTATATTCTGGCCGCAACAATCCATTTACAAATCGAATACTATCTTCAAAATCCATACCTGGTAAACTCTCTTTACCAGATAGAATGGCTTCAATTTGTTCTTTTTGTTCTGTTATTGGTTTTTGATAAAAATCAAATACCGTTTTTTCCTTAATAGCTTTTTCACGAACACCTTTAGCCCATGCCGTAATATTCTCTGCTTTTACACCAAGATCCTCTAAATTCGTAGAAGCTTTTTCAATATCTGATTCTATTGCTTCTATAGTGTAGCCAGCAACAGTTGCATTGCCGATAATAATCTCAGCTTCATTGGCCGATACACGATTTTGTTTTTCTTTGCGCAATCCAGCCTGGTAAGTAGTATACCATTTAGAATAACGCATTTCCGCCTTACCAGTTGTTTCGGTAAGTCTGGCGCGAAGCAATCCAGCTGATACGGGATCGATGTCAGACAAAGATGCGGCAAAGCCATCTGTTATATCTTTCAGTTGCGTTTGCACTGTAGAAAACGATGTTTTATTATTTTGCCCTTGTGTCAGTATTTTGGTAATTTCTAAATCAGCTTCACTTTGCAATTCAGCAACAGCAATACGATTAGCTGCTTCATATGCTGTCTTTTCTTCAATGCCTCTAGGACCGCCCTGCATACGCAGTTCTTCCAAAATAGGTTGCGCACCCTCTGTGCGAACACGCTCAAGACCGCGTTGCTGCGCTTCTTCTCCGGCACGCTCATATAGAAACTTAGACATCTGATCGAATGTTTGAGACATCGCCATCCCAACATTCGCTTCTTCTCTAAATCCAGCAAAATCTATGCTTCGAGGTTGTCGCGCTGTAACACCAAGTCTTTGATATCTAGGAAGTCTTGCCATTTATAAGCTCCCCATGCGGAATAAGCCTGTGGTAATCGTTCCGAATGCTTGCATATTTGCAGCACGACGAGCGTTATCACCAGCTAATCTATATTGATATGCTTGTGTTGCGGCCTGACCCTCTGCTAAAATAGAATTGTCAGCTGCAATATTTTTCTCACGCAAACCTTCACTCATTGCATATACTTGCATCACAGCAGCAGATCCGCTTGTTGGGTCAACACCTCCGGCTCCGGCCCTAGCAATAATTGCAGCCAAGTTTTCATTTAAGTTTCTAAGAACGTCAGCGCCTTGTTGTCTATATGCTAATGCTTCAGACCGGCCCCGCATTTCTTCTTGCGCAGCTTTTGCATCATATTCTTGTTCTCTAGCGCGACCGGCTTGCATCTGTCCCATTGCACTCATTGCCGTAGACGCAACCATCAAACCCGTTGACATCCCGCCGCCCATTGCTGCCCCTGCTAATGCTGCCATATCAAGACCCCACGCTTAATTTATATTCCAAGCCCAAGACTGTCATCGAGAGCGGAACGGTTTGACCAATTGTGATTTGCCCGGTTGCACTATAACCAAGTATCCCGTGCGCTGTTTTTACACCGGTAAATGGTTGGACCGCAGTATCCAGAACACTTTCACCAAAGTTTCTAAACGAAATTTGTTTGCCATTGATTGTCAGATCTTTTGTTTCAGAAACAATTGCATCAACCTGAACAATTCGTTTCTTTACGCCTTGAACACTACCAGAAGCAAGCACCGGTTCAGTTGGCATTGTTTTTGCCTGGACCGTATAATTCAAACCAACCTGATAGCTTGAAGTTGCCGCAGTTTCAAATGTTATAGTATATGGAGACGCTCCGACCGTCTGAGAAGGCTCCACAACACCATCTCGCACAATCTCGACCTCTTTACCCTCAAGGTGCGACATAGCCACTGACGATGCCGCTGTGCCGCTCTTAGCACTATCCAGCGTCAAAGAATTATCAAATTTCTCAAGATAGTACACAGTCGCAGAATTTACTGTACGCTTTACAATAGCGTACACATCCGCAATCTCTACAGCTATAGCTAAAAATTCACCGTCCGTTGTGAACTTACTAGGCGCAATTACGTTCTGACCGACCAATATAGAATACACTGATATTGATCCATCATCACCATTTACAACAAATAATCGATCTGCTTCATCAGTTGACGTTGATCGACGTGCCGCTAGGTCAACGGGATTTTTAATTAAGTGAGATGATAAAACAGAGATCTGTTGGATCTGATATGATGAAGTTGTATTTCCAAATTGAAACGCATTAAGGGATTTACCTTGGCGTTGCACAAATACTGACGCGCCATTTAAATCTTCAATAGGAACACCGGGTTTTGATCCAAGTCGAGTTTGTGGGCGTATTAAGAAATTATTAGGGGTTATTGGTGTATCTTCTGATTGAACAACAACGAACTCACCTCCGGTTGAGAAGATCCGCATATCTGCACCAGATATAACATTCACAATACTATTTAATTGATTTGTGTTGATCGTTGCTTCAACGCTTTCATCATCCAATCCAGTACCAGGATCAAAGTTGAAATAATCAATTACACGGGATCCCCATATTGTATTGGGTCTGGATTTTGATCCACCAAAATATAAACGACCTTCATGGAAAGTTGCAGATCGAGGCCATCCTCTAGTGCTAGACCAAACATCTTCATAACCATGTTCACTTTCCCAATTACCAGCAACAACCGCGCTAGTATCAAAGAAAGGAACTTCCACATATGCTTTCATTTGTGTGGCGCTTACATATTCAACATATCGCGCCCGGCCAAATGTACTTGTAACCTGAAGATATTCACCAACGGCTGCGGGAGCATATGCTTCAACTTTATATCCAGTAGTGTTATTGGGCTGAGTATCCCATGCTGGATAAACTGTAAGAACCTTTGTAGATGCAACATAATCTTCAACGTGTCGAGTTTGGCCAGAGCCAGCGCCAGATGTTAAAGTAATGAACATTCCATTTGGATCATCATCAGATGTAAAGCTACTAGCCGCTTTTAAAGTAATTGTATCGCTGCCACCGGCTTGAGCCGTACCAGTATCAGTTGTTACACTAGATGCTGTAACAGTAATATTTCCAGATGTTGCGCTGGGCGTAATATCAAAATTAGGACTATGCGTATCAAAAGCATAGGCATACTTTGGAAGATTAGTGATGGGCAAATTCTCAAGTGTCCAAGACGTATCTGTATTTCTTACAAGTCTTTTAGTTTGCAAATCTTCATGGCAAAGAATTAAAGTATCTACCGCTTGAGTATATTGCAATTCGTCCAGCATAGCAGCCGTGATAGCCGATGCTGTAATATAATCATTACCGGAACCATTTATATTTGTTTGAAGCGTCCCATCTTTAAAAACATAAATACGTCCAGAAACAATTACCAATATATAACTATCATTCACACTGAACTCAAAAGGTATAAGTTTAAAGTCTGTGAATGAAGATCCAAAGTTATGGATAAACTTTAGTCCATCTCTGCGCTTAATTCCGCCTTGTGGTTGCACAAGTACATTTGTCGCTTCCTCAAGCGCGTTCTGATATTGCTGAAGATCTGTTCTAGCCCTGAGTAAAGGATCCAACTCTCCGACAGAAAAGTTAGTTTGGAACTGCGTAATTCTCATCAGTACCTCGCCTGTATAAGCGCGTAATCCTCTATTACCTGACTTGATTGGCCACGACCGTCAATATTCATTGCCTTGCGCATTTCACCACCTCGACCGTTTTCAGCCGGGGATCCAAATGCTAAAGCATGAAAAAAATCTGCCTTCGCCGCTTGGTCTGTAATAACTATTGCAAGCTCTGCCGCCAAAGCCAAACGAAGCAATCTCACAAAGTATGATGGCATTTTACTTTCAGAAACAGTTGCCTGATAATCAATGTATAATGTTTCAAGGTTGGTATATATTTGATCTCCATAAATCTCCCATCCATATCGCAATGGACGCTCTGTCGTACCACTTGTTTCAAAAACCGCTAAAACACCGGAAAGCATATCGCCGGGAAGTTGATACGCATATTTCCACTCATTTACAGGATTTGTTGATAACCTAGCCAGCTGCAACTTTTTTAAAGTCCAAGACCATTGATAGGTGCTAAGAATTGTATCTCTGAGATCAGGATAAAGTCGATCACATGCCTGGGCGCTATCCGTTCCCTCTGTAAACGACGAAAGAGGCGCAGCCCCTAAGAGGATTAACGCATCCGAACAAATAGATAGATCCGTATCGCCAGCAGCCATGATAACCCTCCAATGTGATTAAAGGGGCCAGTTACCCAGCCCCTCATTATTTTAGTCACCGTCCGTTGCGGCCAGTGTCGTACCGTCTGCAACGTCAACAACACCGCCAGTATTGGACAGAACTTGCGTAAGTGTGCTTACGCGAGTGCCGCCAGTAGATGACACAACATAAATCAAATCGCCAACCGCCAGAGTATCTGACAAGCTGTTGAAATAGCCTTCTGTGTTTACAGTCGCTATCGTATCTGCGGTTTGATATGTATAGATAACAGGGGCATTGCCTTTTTTGCCTGGACCCCCATCACCGAAACCTGTTTTATCAAAAGCCATATGTCAGTCTCCTTATTCAGTACAGCTGATTTTAACGATGCCCTCATCGTCAATAGCAACCGCACCAGCAGAGAACATAGAACTTACGAGGAACGATGTTTTCTCTGGGATGTAGTTTACTTCTGACTTCTGAGAGATGCTTTCAGCATAACCCATGCTGTCTTGATGCCAAGCAAAGCATGTGCGGGTTGATGGCTTGGGAACACCGCCTTCATCACGATCACCCATTGTGATAATGTTGAAGCCCATGAACGAAGTGATCTCACCGCGAACAAGTGCTTTTACGGAAGCAAAGTCGCTTGAAGTAACTTCTGTTTCACCGAGCAACGCATCAAGCTGAGAAGAGTGCATCAGCAAGTGACGACCTTCGGCTGGTACGTTGTTATCGTTCAGCGCTTTCGCAGCCGCACGAAGTTTTTCGATGTTCATGTTTGAAGACGCACCACCCACAGATGTCGCAACAGTTGATGGAGATGCAGCCGCATCAAGTGCATCAATGCAAAGCTGGTCCATACGGCGAGCAATCGCTTTTGAAACAACCTGCACCAATTCACGGCGCTCATCAAAGTTGACGTGTGATTGATGAAAGATGTCTGAATATTCTGCTGCGATATAATCAGACATTGTGGCGGTAACCTGGCTATAGGTTACGTTCAATGGAGTTACGTCAGTTTGTGGAACACGAACTGTTGCAACACCTTTACCGATTTTTGGGAACTTTACTGTGTTGCCCTGGACACCGGTACGTGTCCGCATTGTGCCGCGAAGCAACGCTTCGCCTTGGTATGCCTGTTTAACTTCCTCATCGAAAAGCGTTACAAAGGCATTAGTAATACTCTGCGCCATAGCAGAAGCCTCCTATTAGGTTTCAACTCAAAACGCTTACTGTTAGCCGATGTAAACCGGGCAGTCGCTTGCGCGAAAGTGGCCGCGCCCACCAGTGGATTACCACATCAAGGGGCCGCGCAGCGGTTAGCCCTTAATCTGCCTATACACCCAAAATGTAGTGATTGCAACAAAATCTAGCTATTTGCCGCCGCCCATTGCTTTTCAATCTTTGTTCGCCATGCTGCATCGGTCTGCCAACGTGGGTCTGCAATCGCTGAAGCAAGATCTTCTCTGGTCATTTCAGGCGTGTCCACAACCGGCGTTGTCGGTATGCCTTCGTTCGTATAACCCTGAATAAACTTGGTCATTGCATTGATTGCATCAGCACTGTTCAGGCTGTAGGCCAAAGCCTCGCGCTCTGAGTTTGTCAGTGATGCACGGGTGATATGACGCTCAAGATACGCAATTTTTTCTTGGCCTCGCTCGCCAAGCTTCTGCATTTCTTGTCGCCGATCATATTCTATGGCCTCTTGGCTACTTTGAGAAAACTCTAGGACTTGCCCCGCAAGCTCTTCAAAAGCTTGTTGCGAGATACCATATTTTTTAGACCAATCTTGAAACGCCTGGACTGAAGGATCTTCCAAGTCCAAACCCTTATCCACCAGATCTTTAGTGTCATAATCGCCATCCGGCGCTTTGTGTTTACCTGCTTTAAAAGCCTTTTCAAGCTCTGCATAGCTTTTTGCCAACTTCTCAACATCAGGGCCATCATCATCCCAAAATTTTTCTGGATAAAAGTCAGGACGTTCCAGCGGTTCACCATCATCAATATCAACCTCTTCATTTTCTTCTGGCCGTAATTGAAACGGTTGTTCTTGTTCTTGCGGCTGTTCTTCTGGCTTTTGAAAATTAACCAGAGGAGCCTCCTCAGAGACTTCAATTGTTTCTGCTTGTTCAGACATTATTGCTCCTTCCCACCCTGCGCTCAATCAGACGCACAAGCTCAGTCATGCCTGTTCTCACAAAACCGTGACTAGGATCTTCGCCTGGATACCAAGATGGTTGTTCTATAGTTATCTGTCTCAGGTGATGTAACACCTTCTGACCTTCCTCAGATTTAAAGACCCGTCCATAAAGTATGTCCAGATCATCCGCCTTTGGCGGCTCGACAAACGCTTGACTTATTCCTTCCCAACCGTCTGGCGAACTCATTGCATGGCCTCTGCTACTGTTTCATCAGTGGGCATAGGTTGCTGCTGTTCTATCATAGCTTGCTGCATTTGCTGCATCATCATTTGTTGCTCTTCCGGTGTATTCAATACACGTTGATCGATTCCCATTTTTTCCGCAATGAACGAAATACTTTCTGGGATGTTAATAATTGCTTGTCCCATTGGTCCCATAGAATTGGCAATCTGCATAAAGCTGAGAAGCTGATTGACCTCTTCCATCTTGGGAGCCTCGGCAAGAGGCGATACCGGCGTGACTTTGATCTGCACACCATTGACCTTGAGGGGCATATTAATCAAGCCCTGACGGTCCAGAACGAATAGGATACGCGAAACTAGAGGCGTCATAATCTCGGTCATCAAGCGACCAAATGCCGATCCAAGATTAGAAGCTAATTCACGTTGACGCTGTGCTATCTCTGTAGCGGATCGCGCAGACATGGTATCGGGCGGGAGCGTATCATCCATCAAGATCTTTTTGATGTTTACTCTGAGATCCTGAATAACGATCTGGCTTGTGTTAAAGTCCCCAGCCTTGGGCAGAGGGGCCAGGGACGCGCCTTGTGGACCACCGTTTCGGGCAACAGGAATAATCGCACCAGGCTGTATTTTGATGCTTTGAGGATTTAGAACACCGTCATCTGCGGCGAGATATACGCCTGAAATAGACAAGCTTGCATTCTTGAGAACAAGCTCCAAGGTTTTGTTTAGCGTTTTGATATCTGCAATTGCATCAACCAAAGGACCGCGCCCATATATTTCACCGGCTGTTTTGCTGAACCGGGCAACAATGAAGGGACTGGATGGCATTTCACGATAAACAATCTCTTGCGCTTTGGCTGGCCAAATAACGTGATAATGATATCGGCCTGTCTCTTGGTCAAAGATAACCGCATCAAACAGATCAAGCTCCTCAGAACCACGACGATCTATTGCGTCCTGCAATTCCGTTGTGATCTGAACGTCTGGGAACTCTCTTGTGATGGATTCCGCCTTGATACGCAGCTTGCGATAGACGTTATCAACCATGCCATATGCGCCTTCCTCAATGGCCACTAGGTATTGTGGTATCGCAAGAAAACGAATGGGGGTAACTTCATCGCCGGGCGTTACCATCATAACCGCCGTACCCACGCAGAGATCCAGCAAAAATTCACCCATAGCCAGATCGAAACTTGTCTGACGTAGCTGGTCAAACATAATATCAACGTAAGCATCAAGTATTTGCTGCGCTCTTGGCTGATCTTGCTCAGGTACAGCCGAGCCGGGTTCTAAACGGCACCAATGCCGATTAGGGGGGAACAACCCGGATTGAAGTCTGTTGGCGAAACGCTTGGTTGAGGACATGGCCGTGGAATCAAATACACGCTGCATCTTGCCTTTGCCGGGCGTTTTGCCTTCGTAATAGCCGTTGTATAAGTTTCGTTGCGGCAGAGCAAATTCATAGCAATCTTCGTAGATTGTACGCCATTCATCTTTGCGAGCTTGTGCTTTTGCCTCTCGCGCAATGACTTCTCTCGTTGATAGCTTAGGCATTTGCCTTGTTCCTCTTGCTTATAGCGGCAGCTTTACGTTTAGCATCCGCTGTAGATGAAGCGCCCCAGGCGCGGAGCGACAACAATTTCCGTGTCGGTCGGCCCTTGCTGTCACGATCCGGCCCGGGGTTCCCCGCCATTCGAGCCAGGAAGGACGCTCTGCGGGGATTGTCGCCGGATTTGACAGGGGCTTTTAAATTAGATCCCTCTTTGCGCTTGAAGTAAGCGCGACCGGCAGCGTTCAATCCGCCCTTAGGATTTTGATACGCTTTTTTTACCACTACTTGTTGCCTTTTTCTTTGGGGCGGCTTTTTTCTTTGGAGCCTTCCCGCCTTCCCAAGCTTCATTCACGTCTGGGGTAGATGGATCATCTGAAACCAACTGCCCCTTTTCATTTCTTGCGCGTTGTGGCTGGGGATCAGCTTTTTGGTAAACGCGAGAATCTTCTTTGATTTTTGTCATACTGCTTCCTATCAGATATTCATTAGCAACCGGCGGCGACGAGCGGTTTCTTCACCCCTCTTCTTTTCAAACGCCTTACGCTTTTTTTGTCCTTCGGCCCGTTCTTCTGCCAGTTTTGCGGCTTTCTCTTGCTCGAAAAGCATTTGCGCAGATGGGCGTTTACTTCTCCGCTTCTCGCGCTTCTTTTCGTTTCTTCTTGACCGCTCCAGCATTTCCTCATGTTTTTTTCGACTTACTGCGGAACGCGCCCGAAAGCTTGGTGACTTTGGCTCAAGGCCAAGACCCATGCGAATATCAGATCCAAGCGTTTCTTTTTTTGCTTGTGCCTTTAATGGCTGAGTCCCGCCCTTCGGCATATCAAGATCCCCCACCCAACATTCTGGTCGTTGCCATTCCCGGCCCCTCTTGACGTGCTGGGGAGAATAATAATCTTAAACCACCGCGACGAAGTAATCTTCTTCTGGCTTGTGCGCCCTGCATCTCTGTGCGTTCTTGGGTCGTCGCACGTTCTTCAGCCCGTTCTTGCGCCGCTGTTGCCTGCTCTTGAGCGCGAACTTCTTCAACGCTTGGCTCTCTTCTACGTCTGCCACCACCTAGTCCAGCCATTACTCAAACCTCGCCATCGCATAGTAGTCAGCCCCCTCTGGGCCAAACTTTCTTAATATGCACTCTACCTCAAAATGTAGTGCCTTAGCAAACCTTAATGCGCGGGTATTGTCCACTTTTACGAAGATTTGCATGCGTCTGATATCTGTATCAGACATCACTTCACGCAAAAGCGCCCTTGCACCGATCAAAGTTGACCTTGCATGACGATCCAAGCCCTCGCCCGGAATGAACCAAGCCTCGACCAAACCGGGCCATATATCTCTTACTCCGAAGATAGCAATGACCTTGCCGCGCCCGATAGCGGTCCATGACCAGCCCAGCACAGAATAGTCCCAAACATAATCTCTGTAGTGCGGTATATGTCTGGCGTATTCCTCCTCATGCGGCCCCAGCTTAATATTATAAACATGGCTGAGTGTGAGCGGAACGATTTGCTCATCGGTTCGCATTTGAAAAGTTGGTAGCTGGATCAGTCCCATCAGAACACGTTAAATTCTGTTTCCGCAGAATAGCTTTGTGCTGCGAAGGAATTGCCATAGCTACCCCTGCGCAATCGACGTTGTTCACCACCGCCCAGCATAAGATATCCAAACGCATCCCCGCAGTGTGAATGATCGTTCTTCACGGGCGTATCTTTAAATCGATCTTGCCCAGCGCCCATGCTTTGACGCTTGAAAAAGTATCCACCGCTTAGAGATTTGCGCAATCTCAGGCATTTCTTATCCACCATCAGCCCAGGTTTGCCATTTATCAGCCGCCCCATAGGACTAGCCCCAGCCTCTCGTCTGACTTGAAACGCATTGCTTTCTGTTGGTTGTGCTTTGAAACCAAGTGATCTGAGATGGTCAAAGGCTGTAACCTCGTAAATCTCATCCCGTTTATTCCCCGCCGGATCGCCCCAAATCAGAATATCATGCTTAGAATATTTCTGAGCAATCAGTGCCATCATTTCTTGACCAAACCGCTCAAGGCCCATGTCAAACGTCACAAGCTCATCGCAGATCCGCCACGCCCCCGCTTGTGTTCTCTGCCCAAAGATCGCCGCCGGTGTTAATCCGAAGTCAACGCCAATCTGCATTGGATAATACGGATCGACCTCAACATCCCCGCTCATCAATTCATCGTCATACTCCGGCCAGACCGGACGCCCTTCTTGCACAAACGTGTACATTCCCTGCGCATAACATCTAATCCAATCCGCATTCTTTCCGCCGAGAAGCTGCTGATAATATCCGGGCGGCAGATTGTTTCTATTCTCCGCATCCTCATTGGTTTTCCACCATTTGCCCCCAGAAAACACATGGCCCTGCGCCTCTGGATTCTCAGGAACATCTTTCCCATCCACTGCCAAAACACCGCCGGGTTGTCTGAAGAACGTCCACGGATAGGCACCACCAATCGGATTTTTCTCTGCCAATTCATGCCACCAATGGTCATTGTCAGGCGGGTTCGTATCCATCCAAATGCCGTACCATGTCGGAGAACCATCCGCTTTTGTCGGATATCGCCCAACTCTGTGCGTCAAACCATCAATAACAGCTTTCGGCAACTCTCTGGCCTCATTCACCCAAGCCCCCGTAAGCTCCAATGACAGCAATTTCCGTACATCTTGCGGAGAAGAAAGGGCCATGAAGATCACTTCGCAATCAATGCCCGGAATATCCTCTCTCGTCGGAATCCGAATATGGTGCGAAATAGGCGGTTGCCAGCGCATACCACCCCAAACATCCTCTGGAAACAACTCTTGCCACGTCTTAATCGTCGTTGTTCTCAATTCAGGATAAGTATTTCTAACAATCACAAACCGAGAATATCTGATCCCATCTCTGGGGCTGGGCCTTTGACGCACCGCCCGTAACATAATCTCAGCCGCACACCCGTAAGACTTCCCAGATCCAACCGGGCCCATTAATCCCCGAACAAAACTGTCATCATGCAGAAACTTCCAAACAGTCGGACTGTTCTCAAAGTTTAAATCAAGGCTGGGTATCGCGCTCATTTTTCATCATCCACCACCTCAGCATACTCTGTCGTTGCCGCCGGTCCACGCATATTAATCCCAACAATCGATGGCTTATCATTCTCTTTCTCAGGATTATCTAAGAAACCCGCTGCCTTCGCCAAGATGCGCAAAACACTTACCTTATCATGCAACTCAATCGATACACGACCATCTGGCATCGGAACAATCTTCTTTATCGCCCGTAACGCATAATCCGGTATTTCATCCAACGGACGCATAGAACCATCAAGATTCATAATCTCAGTAATCGAAGTGGTCCCAAGAGCAATCAACTCCTGGGCAACCGCTTCCTTGTTATTCTCCAATGTCTCACTGGTCCGAATACGCCGCTGTGCTAAACGTACACCACCAAATCTACCAATCGGAGTCTGTCTAGTCCTGGCCATAGAAATCCTTGAGGTTTTTTGTCGCCATCCTCAAGTGCCGCTCGTATTGCTGCTTCCGCCAAGCCGCATAACCTTCCTTATCAAGCTTAACCCGCTCTAGGTAAGGAATACGACCTTCAGGCTTTTCTAAATCCGTATCCATAACCAACCCCTAAAACGGTATAGCGTCTTCTGTCTGAGAAGATCTCTGCATCTGTTGACCGCCAGACTTCGGCTCGTCCTCAAACAAGTTTAACCAAATCTCCCCATTCTCATCAGGCAATGGCAACGCATTCAACTTAACTCGCATCCCGTTACTGTCGCTGAACGCAATACCCAATCTCACCCAATCCTTCTTCTCAGGATCATTCCGCCGCTTCTGGCCCTGAACAACTCGATACATCTTCTTCATAACTCAATCCTTCCTAATTGATAAAAATAGGTATCGCACACAATCCAGAAAAAAACCAGAAAATATTTATGTGGGGGTATGCAGCAAGAGGCGCGGGGGTGGGGGGGCAAGGGGGTCGGTCGTGCGCAAACGTGCGCTGGCCGTGCTGCGAAAAGGCTCGCGTGATGCTGGCATTGCCCGAACTAAATCGATTACAGCGCATAATACGTATTATGTTAAATGACTTATCGTTTAATATCAAGGTCTTAGCTTTTTTACTACCGCTCCGATTGTATTCTTGCTGCGTTTTGGTGCGCTTCCCAGCTTCTTTTGCACTGGAACCGTGAACCAAGCCAGCCCTCGCGGATAGTCGCGGCGGTTATCATGGCACCATTTCGCGTGTCCTTTGAGGATATCGCCCCATATCTCCACTGTCAGCCCATCCTTGACCCAACTTTCCATAACTTGATAATCTCTGTCATTGACTTGTCTTGGCGTTCCATAACTTTCAGCAATTCTTAAAAACAAAGAACAACACTGTCTACTGACATCACTTATACTGTTATATATACTGTTAAATGGTCTGTTTAGTGAAACTTCTGGGGTTTCAGGGGGTGAAACTTCTGAGGTTGCACCCTGTGAAACTTCTGAGGTTGACACGTTAGACTTATCCACAGGCAAATTAATGACTTCTGCTGGCTTCTTTTCCATCTGTTGTCTTAGCTTTTCTCTGCGTTCTTCTAAGCCTATTCTCTCTGCTGGTGATAGGTTTGCAAGTGCTTCCTCTTCTGTTTTTACGTCGTCATAGATGACCTTGTATGTTGTGGTTGTTTGTCCTTTGTAACGCCGCTTGGCTCTGACAATGTATTCTAAGTCTCTCAGTTTTCTTAGCTGCTTGTTGACTGCCTGGCGTGAGATGCCGAGATCGCTTGCCAACCGAGCCTGGCTAACGAACGTACAGCCCGTTTCATCGCAATAAGAACAGAGAGCCGCCAGCACAGAGAGAGCCGTGGTTCTTGTGACCTGGGGATCGGTGATTGCTTTGATAGGTAAGATCGCAAACTTTCTGAGATCCTTTGCCCTGATCGTTACTGGTTTCATATCTCCCCCTTCTTGGATAGCGATGATCCCCACTGAGCCGCCATTGCGTCAGCGATGCCTTGATATGTCATTGAGCGTATTTTCCACCTGTCTTTGCTTGGCGGCAAGTAATGCAGTCTTTGCCTCTCATTGTCGGGCAGCAAAAGCATTTCTTCTTTTACGTTGTTTGTTGGCGTCAGGTTCGGCAATCCTTTAAGCCAGAGACACGTTGCCTTTTGCTCCATATGGCCAAACATCCAAGGCTGGACAACTTGGCTTTGCTTAACACCACCAATGCGCTCTTTGCCGTATTTGTGCATGATTGGGTTTTCTACGCATATTTTTGCTATTGGCGCGTTCAGCAGAAGCTTGAAAAACTGTGCGGCCTCATCAAGCAAAGCCCATCTTTCTGGATCTCGATGCAACCAAGTCACACCAGCATTTGTTAAATAAGTACAAGGCGGGTGCGCTACCATTAAATCCCATTCTTCGTGCAGTAACGCAGCAACGTCACCTTGCCGATGGAATCGTGAACCGTCATCCGCTGGCAATAAATCGCAAGACCATGCGTCATGCCCAGCAGCGCGGAAAGCTTCACGCACACGACCAGAAAACTCGCAGGCCACAAGCACGCGCATCATGTTTCTGCCTCCACTTGCACCAATAACAACGGCTGGCCGTACTTCTTGGTGATCTTTAACGTCTGAACAAGTTTATCATCCTCAAAGCAAACGCCGTTGAGAGCGTCCAAAACGAGCTTTGCCACATTATCGATGTCCGGCTTGCCGGGGACCACTTCCCCGCGTGTGGCGGCTTCTACGCGCTTCTTGGGCCATGATTTAGGAATCGGGAACTGTGCCAAGATATAAACCTTGCACGGAACGGTAAACGGATCAATGCCCAGAGACACCATTTCATCCGATGCCTTGGCCGCGATTTTCATTTCAAAGTCTTTTGTTTTCTTTGGCGTAAAGACACGGCCCGTTCTGGTAAACCGTGGGCGGCCCTTGCCGATCGGTGTATCAGCCAGCCAGAAACTTACCTTGTGAATGCTTTTACTCATGATTGCGGAGCCATGTTTCTAAGTCCACTTGCTCATCATTTTCTGTGAAAGTGACCGCCGGTTTAGTGCTTGGCAGGTGCTGATCGACCAGATTTGATAAGACCCTGGCCGCACTTTCGCCCATCTTATCTGCATAAAGATCCAACTTTTCCTTTGTTTCTGCGGGCATTCGAGTGTGAAAAACTACAATGTTTTCAGCAACTAAGCGTTTTTTTGACATTTTTTTTCCTTTTTCTTTCCGATATCGCTTGACACTATTAGAGATATCTTTATATTGCAAGTTGTGATTTGTTTTTTACAGGAAGGACTAGACAAATGCTTAACGACGATACACTGACACAATACTGCAACGCCATTGCGGACGAGATTGCTTCGCAGTCTGAGGACATGGACGCGGCCCTTGATTTGGTCTGGCAGTATGCAGACGGTTCCGAGCATGTGATCTATTATGCAAAGGCGCACGAACTGTGCCGCAACTGTGACACAGAGAACGGCGAAGCATTCATTCAAGATTGTTTCTCAGATGTGCCAATGACGTATGACGATATGGCGTGTCGGATTGCTTACGGTGAAATTGAGAGCCGTATCAATCACAAGCTTTATGAAATCTTCGAAGCAAAAGAGGCAGCATAATGAAAGACTTTATTGGTGATATAGTGGGTGCGGTTTGTTTGTTTGCAATCTTTTATGGTTGCATGGTGATTGCGGGGATCTTGCAATGATCTGCCCATACTGCGACGGGGACGGCCAGGTTGAATACGAAATCCCCCGGCCCCAAAGCTTCACACGGGATATCGGGTATATCGATACAAAGTGGGATGATTGTTTGATCTGTAAGGGAAGCGGAGAAATTGAAACTGACAGAAAGGAAGGAAAAAATGCCAGTTAAAAAGTCCACGGAAGGCGCGTTAGTTACCGCGTTAAAACATGGTGAAATTAAGTTGCGACTTATCGGAGCAACCCCATTTTACTACAATTCAATGAGCATCAAAGCCAAGCGCGATTTGCTCATAGGCGGTACGCCAAAAACCACAGCGGAAAAGCGCGAGATAAAACACAATCCAGAAGAAGAGTTTCGGGATTCCGTGTATAAAAAAAGCCATGGGAACACGCACCTGTATTTTCCCCCGGCGGCAATCAAGCAAGCAATGTCTACAGCGGCCATTGAAACAAAGGGAGTTGCGAGAACAAATGCACAGCGCCTTCTGTTTTTGCCACAATTGCAAACAGAAATCTATGGCAAGCCATATCTGAAGATTGATACTGTGCGAATGGCAAACATAAACAAAACGCCAGACATGCGAACGAGGGCTTACTTGCCGGAATGGTGTGCAGAAATTGACATCAAGTTTGTGATGCCTACGCTTTCGGCCTCAGATGTTTTCACTCTTCTACAGAATGCGGGTTCTATCATTGGACTTGGAGACTTTCGACAAGAGAAGGGACGCGGAGCATATGGTTGCTTTACAGTAACCGGCGAAGAGTTGCCCAATTGGAAAGATTACAAGGACGATTGGAAGCGCATTACCAAGTTTGGAATGGAAGAACAAAAGTATGCGTTGGATTATCCAGAGTATGCGGATGAAATGACAGCAGAGTTAATGGGCTTCTTGGATGAAGAACGCGCTCGCAGAATGGCAGCATAAGGAGATGTTATTGGCAAGCAATACGGGTGGATACTTTGCCGTTGTTTACCCGAACGACACGGTAAGGCAAGGCGGTCGTGGCTCGGCTCGGTATTTCGTGGCGGGGTATGGTTTCGCAAGATGTGGTTTGGTCAGGCGGTCGAGGTATGGTGCGGACTGGCGGGGCAGGGCGAGGCTGGGACAGATATGGTCAGGCTCGGTACGGTTCGGCGGTCATGGCACGGACTGGCGAGACAAGGTTTGGTCCGGCTTGGCGGGGCAAGGCTTGGTCCGGTTGGGTCCGTTCAGGCAAGGCGGTCACGGAGTGGCGTGGCTGGGTGCGGTCTGTTTGGGTCAGGCGGTCGGGGTCCGGTGTGGCGCGGCCCGGTGTGATGCGGTCCGGTGTGGCAACCAAAGCTAAAACCAAGGTGGGGGGTCGTGCTGATCCCTCACCATCCAACAAAAGGAAGGAAGAAAAATGGAAGAAAGAATAGACAGAATATGGAACAAGGATGAGCGTCAAGAGATAGTTGATAGCTACCTCACAGAAACTCGGCGCAATATGTTCAAGGTTGATGAGTTTACAGAATGGCTTGAAGATAAACCAGACCATCCTTGCTATGAAAGGTTCTTTGGAACCGGCGACAAAGAAGCAGCGCGTCAATATCGCATGGCTTTGGCTCGTCAATTGGTCAGCGGATTGCGGATACAAATTCACATCCCACCTGTTGAAAAGGTAGATATCAGCAAGCTTGCGACAGTTATCAGCTACGAAGCGCCAGCTTTCATCAGCCCAATGTCAAACAGACGCAAAGGCGGTGGCTATGTTCCGTATGATCCAGAAGATGAGACATCAAGGGCTGAATTAAGGCGGCAAGCCGCAGCAGATTTGACCCGTTGGCTTAGTCGGTATCGCGGATGCGCCGAGGCTTTCGGTGTAAACCTACAGCCGATTGAAGAGATAGCCTCAAAGCTGCGAGGCGATCAGGAGGACGCAGCATGAAAACCCGATACGAAGAGATCGAAGAAGCTGCAATCCAGTTTCACAAGGAAAACCCCAAAGTTTGGGAGTATTTTGTAAAATTCACGTCCGAGGTAATCGGGCGTGGGTTCAATAACTATTCCGCAAAGGGAGTCTTTGAGCGGATTCGGTGGGAAACAGACCAGGCAGACGACGAAGGGAGGTCTACGTTTAAGATAAATAACAACTTCAGCGCACTCTATGCCCGGTGGTTCATGGATATATACCCAGAACATCTTGGTTTCTTTCGCCTAAGATCACAGCCGAGCGAGTTGCAGCTTGCAAGAAACCTGCCCGAATTGGGGCCAGAAGATTTTGACTAGGATGCAAAAAAGATGCGCCGCTGCGGGGAACAGGAGAATGAAAACACAACGGCGCATAAGGTGGCCCGGCGCGTGTCAGGGAGGAGATTGCAGGTACTCAGTGCGCTGTTCTCCTTGAGGCAGTATGGGACCAGCGATAACATAAGCACCTGCACCGGGCTTCGCACATTCAGTGTAAATTCAATGCTGTAAAAAAGGAAGGAAAATGTACATCAACTTTGAAGAAATTAAACGCATGTCCGACAGTATCCGGGAGATATGCGGCGATGATGAGGACACGCTTCTGGACACACTGGACGGTGAGACAGACGCAATGGACGTCTTGGGCAAGCTGATTGAACAAAGACAGTGGGCCAAGGCAAGTCAGCAAGCAGCCAAGGAGATGGCCGCACAGTACACGGAGCGAGCAAAGCGATACGATGCCAGAGCAGACGCCACAACGCAAGTCATAGGGCATTTGCTGGACGCTATGGGCGTAAAGAAAGCAGATCATCCGCTCGGTACAGTCTCGCGCACCAAACCCAGACAGAAAGTTGTCATTGAAGATCCGAGCGAGATACCTTCTCAGCTTATGAGGATCACAGAGACGCCGGATCTGACAGCAATCAAACAGCAATTAGAGGCCGGTGAGTTTGTGCCGGGCGCAACCGTAGAAGTCGGTAATCCCGGCGTAACAGTGAGGATAAAATGAGTAATCTAATCGATGCAATGAAAGCCGTGAACGATCTGAACAGAACGCACGGCGTCACCCAGCGCGGCGGCAAGAAATATACAGAGGTTTTTGTGCGCGTTGAACAATTTCGCATGGCCTTTGGTGAGCATATGGGGATCGATACCGAGATATTGGTGGACGATGGGAAGCGTGTGGTTGTGAAGGCTATCGTAACGCACAAAGGCCAGACAATCGGAAGCGGTATGGCTGAGGAAATCAGAGGTTCCAGCAACGTCAACAAAACATCGGCGCTAGAAAACTGTGAAACATCTGCGATCGGTCGTGCCCTGGCGTCACTTGGTTTGCATGGTGGATCTTACGCAAGTGCCAATGAAATCGCGGCAGTTTCTCGGAAAGAAAAAGCAATGGAAGAACAGAAAGCCACGCCGGATATCAGCGTTCAGCCTCTTGAGCCGGAGAATGTTTCACATGAAACAGAGATATCACAAGTGCCACCTTGGACAGTATTCTATCACAACGGCACAGAGAAACAGAAATGCCAGACGGATGAAGAATACCGTGAAGCCGTTATCAATCTTGCCCGGTCATATGGAGCGCAGAAGAGATCTAAGAAACAGTTTGAGGAACTGTGGGAAGCCAACTTCGCGCACATCGATATGCTATCAGATGAAAGCATGAAGCAGGTTGAGAAAACATTCAGGTTACAATCACAATGAACTGGCAAGAGAGATGGGCAAGCATAACCGAAGATATGCACACAAAACGCGCCGCGTTGCTGCAAGAAATGATCGATAAAAGAATGAGCCGATCACAGGCGGCAATGGTTCTAGGCAAAGCAACAACCTCAATCTCAAGCATGGCGGAGCGTTATTCTCTGGATTGGCCGTTGTTCACAGATACCATACGGGGACGCAAAGGATTCAGCATAGAAGAATATGAATTATATGCGCGTCAGGGATTAACAAAGATGCAAACAGCACAAGCAATGGGCGTTACTTGGAACTCAGTTGATAATGTAGCCCGTCATCACAAGATCAAATTCAAAGATGGGAGACGCAAGAATGATTGAGTTTTTTACTGTGTTAATGATTGACTATGAAATGGCGGCGTATGATGCAGCGCCTCTTGCAAGCATTGTCTACGCCTCAGAAAGCCATTGTCAGCAAGTAATGGATCAGGGGTTGGCTGACCCGATCTACGATCATATCGTAAAACTCTACGGCAATGACATCTATATGACCTGCGTGGAAACAGATGTTGTTTCCTCCGCAATCAGACCGAGGGCCAGACCATGACTGAGAAATGTATATACTGCGACAGGGATGCTCTGCTAAAACCAGACTATGACACATATTGTGCCGAATGTTACATGCGCAGAGAGGTAGAGAATGCTAAAACTCACATCCCAAGATCACGCACTTTTACGTCATCTAAAGCGGGAGGAAGAACGCTGTCTCCAAGCCTATCTTCGCACCGGTACAAAACATCCTAATGTTCAGCAGAATTTATGGAGAGCGCGAAAAGAATTGGAAAAGTTTTTGCGCAGTCTGCGCGTAGAAGATAAGTCGTGAGGGTGACGGTTACTGCGAGTAACAAAACCACAAACCCAGTGGAGCAGTTTACACAAAAAGCTTGTTAATGGAATGCCACCCTCGAAAAGAATAAAGCAAATTAAGACCGTAACTTCAAGCGGTCTTTTTCTTTTTTGCCTTCATTTTTTTCATAGCCATCTGTTTTAAAGTCGGGTTCATTTTATCAGCCTTTGACGGTCTGCCAACTTTAGAACCATATGTACCTTTACCGTAGGGCATTATGCTTTTCCTTTCTTCAGCATACGTTTCTTAGCAACAGCCTTGAGATCCGCCGCCGTTATCTTCTTACGATCACCGGCCATCGCCGCCAATCTCTTTTGCTTGGGAGAATACTTTTCATATGGCATTCTACTATCCTTTCAATAGATCTTTATCAGCTTTTCTTGCGCCACCCTTACCAGATACAAAAGACTTTACACGCCCCATCGCCCATTGATGAGCCGATACCTTTGGCCGGGAACCGCTACTGTAATAAGCACCAAGACCGCGCTTATAAACTTTATTCAAGGTCGCAGAGCTAAACCGATCTGCCCCAGGTATGCCGCTAAACTTTGCCATTACCGCTTGCTCCGTTGCTTGCTGATCTTATCCATCATTTCCGGTGTAAGCTTACCCATACGATACAGCGCCCTGGTTCGTAGAATTTCACGCCGGGTTGCATCAGGATCTTTCGATCCCTTCACATACTTCTTGGGAATGCCAGACTTTTTATCCTTGGGAACGGGATCAAACTTACGTTTCATCAGACTATCAATTCAAAATGAGGGGCATCAATAAATGCGCGTTTTTTCATATCGCGTTTTTTATCTATATATGCGTTCATGGCATCTTCCATTGTGCCATTCCATCGCCGCATATCCATAGGGTATGGCAAAGATGCAGTTGACCAAGCAGCACCCCAGCAAATACCAACATCAATTGCTCTTGCACCCTCGGCCATTGCGTCTGCAATCTCATCATACAGATTTAATTCCCAGCGCCCACCATCTACATATGCCATCAGATCAACAGCCAATCCGTCAAGATGTTTGCTTTTCATGGTTTGACTAGCGCCCTTGGCAACCAATGCACGTTGCTCTTCGATGGTTCTCAGCCCACAGATCACAGAGAAGTCCTGTTTAGACACAGAAATAGCATAGCGAACAACAGCCGCCATCCGTTCATCAACACCTTCCAGCTTTTCTAAGCTGCGCTTTCCTAGTTTATAACTCATGGTTTCACCTTCATGTATTTGCCTACAGCCCTACCCCCAAACCAGAAACTAATTATAGCAGCAAACAGTCCAGATGTAGCATCGTCCCATATCAGAGAAAGAGAACGGCCTAAGTCATTCCCAGCATCCATCAGAGCAATAAGAGCCGTTACTTTAATGGCAACAAAAAGAGCAAAGAAAACGTAAGTAATGACAGGACGGACAGACCCTCTAAGTCCATTAATGAACCAACCAGCGTCGATACTGTCATGCTTGTACAAACCTTCTGTTTCTTTAATCTCTGCTTGCTTGTCCATGATGTTAAGCTGCAACTCATTGCGCTTTGTCATCAGGTCCATTTCAACTTTCATCCGCTCAAGATTGTGCTTATGCTCTTGCCCTGCTTTGAAGTAATTCAAAACCTCTGGCAGAAATGATGTACCAAACCCTAGCAGACTTCCAAGAAGTGTAATCATACCATCACCGTCCCATATAAACTCATCTTGGTATTGAGCAGAAACTCAAGCGCTCTGACCATCAGGAACACCATGAAATCCTCAACGGTTGTCATACTTTTCCTCGTGAACAACCTTGTCAGAAGTTACAGTCGTCTTGCTTTCTTTGCCCATCCAAATACCAAAACACCCTGTCAATGCACCCATGCACACAGACACCAATCCTGACTGTGCAACAGATGGATCAGGCAATGACATAAACCAATGCACCGCTTGATAAGTTAAGACGGTCACTGCCAGCATCATCAAGCGCGGCAGTATCTTGAGACTGTCAATATATTTTGCTGTGATTTGTACCATTCAGACCTCCATATCTACGATCTGGCCTTGAGGTTGAAGCCCACTATTGGACGCTCCAAACTTATCATAACTCAGCATTAAATCAAGTTGTTGTCTCTCAAGCGCCTTAGAGAGCTTGTGAGCGCGGTTATGTTCTACTTGCACCTGTTGCTGCGCTTGATGGTTTTCGATGCTCTCGCGGCTTCTCTGTGCTTCTACGGCGAAAGGAAGATTACCAACAGGATCAAGCATTAGCCAACCATACAAACCCAACAAGACCAGCAAACAAAACTAAAAACAAAACAATCCCAGCAGCCCATTCAATAATAGTTTGCTTGATTTCCATGCGACGAAACTCATGCTCTCGCTTTTGCTTTCTAATCTCAGCCTCTATTCTAAGAAACTCCTGCCAATGAGATGGGCCAAGAATAGCAGGGTGGCTAATGATCTCTCGCAATTCATCACGCATTTGTTGCGCTTTCTTTCTTGCTAAGAAAACTTCCATAGCTTGAGCCTGAGTGCCAGAGCCAAGAGCCTTATACCAAGGCGGCTTCTCAACCATCTTCTCAGCCTGATCCAACTCAGCCATGCAACCAGCCCAATCTTGTAGCTGCTTGCCCATGTCTTGAAGATCGCGCCCAACTTGAACGCCCTTCTTTAAAAAATTAAATGCTGCTGTTGCCCCTGCTATTGCGGTCACTGGGTCTATCATGTTGCATAGAACCTCGCTGGGCAGTTGTAATCAGGACGCGCTATATATGCTTTGTCATACCAAACATGGCTGGGTCTTTCTTGACCACAATCATATGCACAAACTTTATATAATCCGAAAGAAAAACTCTGGCCCCACAATACTGCGACCAGAACGCATGTCATCCCATTCTCATTAGTACCGTAATCAGTAAACCAATTACCGATGCAGCCGTACCAATTAAGATGTTCTCTACACGCTGAACACTGCGTTGAAGCGTAGACAACTCAGCCTCCAGCTTTGCTATTCTTGGCTCAATCCCATCTATTCTCTCATGGGCGCTTGCTATTGTTTGCTTACTCATGTTTCACCTATGTTGAGTATTGGTAGATAGTGTCATTGGTCCATCCAACTGCATATAATTTTGAGCCATCTGTTTTAAAATTAAATCCTCTAAGATTATTTTCTTGTGAGCTAACACTAAAGCTTACAGAGTCATAACTGATCGTTGTTATATCCCATGCAGTGCTAAGTGAATACTGAAAAACTTTATCTTGAATAGGCCCGCCAAGCCATAATTTTGTACCATCAGGATTAAATATTATTTCAGCCGCTACACCTTCTTGAGTTAAATTTCCAGAATTGCTAACATAAGAAGCAGTGCTTAAATCCCAAGCTGTAGATAGTGAATATTGATAAACTTTACCTGCAACACCAGTAAAATCACATACAAAAAACTTTGTTCCATCAGGTTTAAATGCAAGTCCATTTGCTGCTGTGGTTTGTGAGCTAACACTAAAACTTACACTGTCATATGAAGCAGTTGATAAATCCCATGCTGTTGACAGTCCGTATTGAAAAACTGAGTTTGCATTAAAGCCAACTATATAAATTTTTGTACCGTCTGGTTTAAAATACATTTGACTTGGAGAGGTTTCTTGAGAAGAAACACTCAATGATGAACTGCTATAAGAAAGAGTGCTTAAATCCCAAGAAGTGCTTAAATCATATTCATAAACGGCGTTGTTACCATCATCAAGAAGATATAGCGTTGTACCATCTGGCTTAAATACCAAACTATGAGCATTAGATGCTTGTGTAGAAACACTAGCACTAACACTGTCATAAGAAGCAGTTGCTAAGTTTGGATTAGTCCAAGCAGGGGCAGCAACAGTTGAGTATTGGTAGACTGAATTATTTTGGCTTCCAACAATATACATTTTAGAACCACTTGAATTGAAAGTGACACTTCTTGGTACATTTTCTTGCGAAGCCACACTAAAGCTAACACTAGCATATGACGCTGTGGATAAATCCCACGCTGTAGATAATGTATATTTATAAACAGTATCATTTGCTAAACCAACAACATATATTTCTGTGCCATCACTACTTATTGCAAAATCTGTTGGCTGAGTTTCTTGTGTAGCTACACTAAAACTAACACTGTCATACGAAGCTGTACTTAAATCGTATGCTGTTGAAAGACTATATTGATATAAACTGTCATTATTAAACCCAACAATATACATCTTGGTTCCAGATGAGCCAAATGCAACATCATATGGAGTTATATCTTGAGACGCAACGCTAAAGCTGACACTGTCATATGAGGCCGTACTCATATCAAAAGAAGTAGACAAGCTATATTGATAGACACTATCTCCCGTTGCACCTACCATATACATTTTGGTGCCATTATTATTAAATGTTATATTAAAACTATTTGAGTCTTGAGATGAAACGCTAAAACTAACACTGTCATAGGATGCAGTGCTTACGTCAAAAGCGGTTGATAAACTATATTGATATACAGTATCACTAAACCCACCAAGCATATACATTTTTGTGCCGTTATTGTTAAATGCCAAACCCATTGGGAGAGTGTCTTGACTTGTAAAGAGAAAGCTTTTGCTATCGTAAGAGGCACTACTCAAATCGGCAGTCCAAGTAACGCCAGTATCAGCAGCCGCAAATCCAAGTATTGATCTCCCAAAGACTAATGGCATTACAGTATCCTAGCTAAAGTTGGTTGCAAGATTCGCAAGATAGTTTGTTCCATCATAATAAATCGTAAGAACATCAATGTAATTTGAAGTCGTGGAAAGCGTCTTAGTACCACCCGCAAACTTCATCGTAGAAGTCAGGGTATAGTTGCCGCTAGATGGCTGGACAATAATCAGAGTCACACTATCACCAGCCGCAGGAGTACCACCAAGCGCGTTGATTGTTATGTTGCCCGTCAAGGTAATCTTCTGAACAGACCCATTTGCAGGATCAGGCGTCAGTGTTCCAGTTGTTCCCAAGCTGGCATACTGTACTTCATTATAAGTCAGATTTGTTGTTGCAGTTTTACCAGTACCATTTGGCGTAATAGCAATATTGCCATTTGTCACACTAACAATACTGTTTCCATTTACATCTAAGTCACCACCTAATTGCGGAGTAGCGTCTTCAATAACATTACTTATACCGCCACCAGATGCCGCTTCTAAACTAATCTTACCACCAGCATTGTCGTAAGTTAAAACATAGTTGTCTTGCCCAGCACCTACAGTCTGATCTGCATCAAACTTAAAGTTACCAATATTAACATCGCCAGTACCATTTGGATCAATCGTAACATCGCCATTGGCATCTGTGCTTGAGATTGTGTTCCCATTAATGTTAATGTTATCAACTTGCGCTTCTGTTACCGCGCTGTTTGTTCCAAGCGTAACGCCATCAATAGCACCACCATCAACATCAATTGTGCTGATTGCGCTTGTGCCTTCTGTCTTTTGTATGGCAGTGTTTATCTTCGTTCGGATCGAAGAGCCGCTATCGCCATCATTGAATGTACCCATATCTTAGCTCCTACACTGAATACTGATAAATGCTGTCTGTTGTAGAATCCATGACATACATTTTTGCACCATCTGATTTAAATGCAAGTCCGAACGGTCCTGCTGCTTGAGACGAAACAGAAAAGCTAATGCTGTCATATGATGCTGTTGATATATCCCATGCTGATGAAAGAGAATATTGGTAAACAGTTTGACCAAAACCACCAACTATAAATACTCTTGTGCCATCTTCGTTAAAATAAAGAGCATGAGCTTGCCCTTCTTGAGAAGCAACACTAAAGTCTGTGGTCAAAGATGCAGAAGAAATATCCCACGCTGTACTTAACGAGTATTCATGTATTTTATCTATACTCAAACCAATAATGAACACTTTTGTCCCATCGTCTTTAAAGAATAGACTTGTTGTTTGACCTTCTTCTGTAGAAACGCTTTTACTCACACTATCATAAGAAGCCGTAGAAACGTCCCAAGCCGTACTTAAACTATATTGATATATAGTATCTGAAGCAAAACCAACTACATAAAACTTTGTTCCATCACTTTTAAAGAACAAACCAGATGGCTGAGTTTCTTCAGAAGAAACACTAAAACTTTGTGAATAAGTTGCTGTTGCCAAATTCCATGCTGTTGAAAGATTATACTCAAACACAGAATCATTATTAAAACCTACTACATAAAATTTAGTCCCATCGGTTTTAAAGACAATTTCATGCGGGTTTGTTTCTTGAGAGGTAACACTAAAACTTACACTATCATATGATGCGGTTGTTAAATCTGGATTAGTCCAAGTTACACCATCAATCCAAACAGAAGAGTCATCCCAAACACCAGCATCATCCCAGACACCACCAGTAAGCAACCAAGCGGGGCCACCAGCGCCAAATTTAAACTGAGAGATTGATGTGCTGATTGAAATTTGCATCAGTATAAAGCCACAATGTTAGTTGCCGTTGTGCCAGTGCTGTAAACCCTGTTTGCTCGGATCGGCAAAACAGATCCAGCCGTTGCGCCATACAATGTTACAGTATCGCCATTAGGTGTATCGATCTTAATATTGCCAGCACCGCCAACATACAAAGCCCTTGCAACAAACGCTAAATCCGCGCCATCGTTGGGCGTTACCGCAGCCGCACCGTCTGCCGGGTTGCTGCCTCTGAGGTTTGATTTCACCATTTTGCCACTCCTTTATAAGCCCTATACCAGATATTGTTTCATTTTCCAAGAATCTTATCGAAGTCCACCACCCGTTTGAATGATACTTGTGGGTGGAAGCCAATACTGTTGATTGTTCTCTCGTTCAATTCGACGCTCCATTCTGCGAAGATAGCCGGGGTTGACTGTTTCTTGCAGTTGATACCAGATTAAATAATCCATTGCTTGCTTGGTATAAAACAAGTTTGCAAATGGAGTATTGTTTTTAATCAAACGAATAACATCGCCGGTCAAATCTTCCTCTCCCCCAGCAACAACACCTCTTGCCCTTTGAAGAAGATCAATAACTTCGGCAAATGTGCCGATGCCCGGTCCAGCCATTGTTTCTAATGTGCCGCCGCTATATCTATTTGCTTCTCCAAAAAGAAAATCGCCATATATTCCTATTCCGCCGCCTTGTAATGCTGCTGCGAAAAGTGTTTCCATCGTATTCGGTCTGGGTTCGCGGCCCTTGGCAACTTCTTTAAATTGCATAACGAAATATCCAAGTACAGTTGTGCCAACAATTGTATTAATAATACCCATGTTTGCACCAACACCGCGCATAAGTTGCTCGCGTTTGGTTTTAGCACCGTAACCATACATATGCCGCCCAACACCTTTGGTTAAAGCTGTAACACCAAATGATTTGAACTGAAATAGGAATCTGATTGCCTGACCCGCAGACTCATCAGGGCGATATCCACGCCGCATGATCGCACGTTCTCTTGCGCCAGGAGAAGGAATAGAATTATCTGCTTCAGAAACCAGCAAAGCAAACACGTTTTCTCGTATTTTTACATCAGGTATTTCTCCGGGAATAAGATACATCCGACCATCTGGGCCTTTCTTCGCACCTTTTCTTGCAAGCTCCCAACCCTTTTGATCTATGCCATATGTTCCTAGAATGCGGCGCAAATCATCTGGCAGCTTATCAAATCGCTTTGTTGCTTCGCGGCCAAGATCATTTGCAATCATCAATGTAACGCCGCGCTTATTGCTTTCTGTCCACGGTTGCAAAAGATTTAACTTAAAAAACGTAGCCAAGTATTTTGATGTTTGACCAGGAACATCATCCGATGCGTTGAATCGGCTCATAAAATCGCCCAATTGACCCTCAAGACCAACACCAAGTCGATCCGCAAAGTCACGCATTTCACCCCTCTTCATGCCTTTGAATACAGCGGAAAATGCATCGCCCCATGCATCCATTAGAGAACGACCCTGATAAATCCGGTTTGATGAAATAAATGCAATATCAGAAAAAGCAGATATAAAAGCTCCGCCGAGCTTTGCCATTGTTTGAATTGATCTAATAAAATGAAATACTTTGGCCATTGTGGTATGAGAGCCAAAATTTACTTCACCAGTAACTTCAGCCAGAGCAGCTTTAAATGTAACTGGAGCGCGCTCCCGCCTAATATATTTTAATTTTGTTGCATCCCCGCGATATTTCTTTTCCAATCTACGAAGAACGCGATCAACCATTGCTTGCGGATTTGTGCCAAGAACCTCCATGAGAGCAGTAGAGCGAGCAGAGGATTGAAGGTCTTGCATAAATGCTTCGCGCAAAGATGCCCGACCAAACTTTTGATCGTAGTCATACCAATCATTTGGGGTCTTAAATGTAAGTACGCTTTGGGCGCTTTCTTTTTTTGCAAGATTAGCTGGACCCTTAAACGCTCTGCTTATCTCATTTACCTCTGTAATCGCTTGACCCTTTGGATCTTTGCGTACACCAGTAACGATTGCCTCATATGCGCTATCCAAGAATCCATCGATGCGCTCTGGCGCTATCCCCATTTTTTTATAGTCTAGCTTATCGCGGATATATGCCTTCCACTCATCAAGGCCAACCTTAACCATTCTGCGCTGATCGTGACTTGCCCGAACCACGCGACCTTCTTTCAAGCGTATATATGCACCCGCCTGATTAAGCCTTTGCGTTGCGGCTCTTTGATATTTGAATAGTATTTTTCCCAAAGCCTTTGCATCTGAAGAGGCGTTTGGAACACCAAGCGGATTTTTACGGTTCAAGTCACCCAAAACATTGGCAACTTGTTTCTCAAAGTCGCCCTTCATGTTATTGAATTTAACAAGTAAATTAGCTTTGCGCAGATCGGCTATCAAGCCGCCAGAATAAGAAAGAAAGACCCCATTTGTAAGAGAATCGACAGATCTGGTAGCACCCTCAAATGGCGCATTCACTCCAACAAGTGCGGCCTCCAATCCCAAAGAGGGATTGCCCGTCATTTCATTTGCTCTCTCAGTCAAAGCCATAAGCTTTTGTTCTTTGAGGATATTCATATACCGATTGCGCTTTTCAATCTTTCTTGCAATCTCAGCTTCTTTTGCAATCAGCAATCCTTTATCAAAAATAGCAGATTCAATCTGATCTACTTTATTTGCAGCAATCCGCTCTTTTTTTTCTGCATTTAATTCTGTGATAATCTCGTCAAGCTCATCATCTGTTAAGCGACCCTTATTAGCTGTATCAGCGATTTTTAAACAATCTGCCATCATGCCCTCGCTATGCAAACAGTTACAGCTTCAGTCACTTCTATATAAGCGTCTGTTCTAGCATCAATTTGTTCAATCTCTTGAATTTCTTCTAATTGTTCTTTTGTCAATTCACCATCTTCACGCATTTGAGCAATGATAGCTTCTTGTTGAGATATGTCCCCATCAAGCTCTATTTCATCACCAACCTCGTCAAACCTCGCGGATGCTTGGAGATCAGCAAACGGATCATTCTCAATATCCATTGCATGACGTGCGGCCAATTCAGCACGAACATCTTCAACCTTTATTGATACGCTTTGTGCAGCATCGATTACGTCATCCCCGGTAACTGCCATTCTTTCTGAGATAAGAGCAACTTCTTCATCAGTAACATCTTTCTGACCAAAAGTTTCTAACTCAGAACGAATATCTTCACGTCTTGATATTTCCGCCTCGTAATCATTCTTAGCTGCGCTGTATGCTCTCCACGCATCAGCTTGTTCAAGATCTTGTCTAGCAAAAGTAAAGTTACCCCGACTTTCTTCTGATAAAGTATCTATAAGTTGGTTTGGATTGCGCTCTGGCAAAAAGCCAGCTTCAAATGCCATCTCAGCCATATCATCAAGGTTTGTATTAGTCGTTCTATTGCTGATGCCGTTGACCATATTACCTTTGCTATTGAGATATCCAGCGCGACCCTCAATCCCCAGGTTCTTTAATTCACCTCTAAATGTTGGATCTTGGTCATTTATGCCGCCATGCATACGAATAAATTCGCTTAGAGTTTGTGGTCTGGCCACGGGTTTAGGCGCAACCATTGAAACATTGACACCCTGATCCGTTACAAATTGTCGAATAGCTGTTTCATAAGTAACCCGTCCACCAGTGATATTATACATTTCACGGGTTTGCTTTACGACACGATTTGCTCTTGCTACAGCCTCCGCCTCGCTTATGCGTTCTGGAATTTGTATTGGTTGTAGATCAGAACGAACAGAAACTTCTGGCTCAGAGGCTTCAAGTACCGCTTTAACATCAACGTCTGGGCGCGTTAATACACCCGCCACAGTACCGATTGCACCGCCAAGAAAAAGCCCAGCACCGACATTTAGAAGTGCCTCACTCATTGAGTAATCAAGTTGCTGATCTTTTGATAGAGCATAGTACAAAGGCTCAGTCACTAATGCGCCATATAGCCCTTCTCTTGCGCCAACACTGGCCCTACCACCCACGCGACCAAATCTTGCTACAGCTTTGGCTTTTCCAGCTTGGCCGACAAAAGGAATAAACATTGTGGCAACTTCAACTGGATCTGTTGCCATCGCCAACATACCACCGGCAAACTTTGCAACACCCGGCACAAAGCCCGTTGGACTGCGAGAAAGAATAGCGTTTCTTATTGCCTCTTCCTTTTTGCCTTCATTAAGTAAACGCGCCTCTTCTTCTGTCCCATATTCTTCAAATTTTAAACCATATTCTCCATACTTTTCATTGAGATATTCAGGCGATTTTAACCTGCCCTCGTCAATGCTTTGCTGGAATATACTGTTTCTTTGCGTTTCGCTTTCCTGATAAATAGCATCAAGCTTAGAAAACAATTGCTCACGCAGCGCTGGATCAGTCGTGTAATCCAACTCATATTCTATTGCTGCTTGTCTATTGCGCCGATCTCTTTCACCTTGGGCAAATTCTTCGCGCTGATCTTCAGTGAGGGCAGTTGATGCAGCACCCGCTTGTTCAAAAGCCCTAGCAATCAATGTTCCGGTCATTGGCGTATCCGCCATAGCCGTTACAGCACGACCCAAAGAAACGCCAATCTCATCCGGCGCTATTACGCGAAGAATGCGATTTTCGGTTGCTAATGGCCTTGGTCGCATTATCTATTGCCCCTTCAGCCAATCATCATAAGATAAAAAGAAATCTGGATCATTAACTATTCCTTTTGATGCCTCTTCTTTATATCTATTGAGAAGCTTTCTATTCTCTAGGCTCGTCGCTTTTTGAATTTCAAGGGGAGCCGTATCAATCATTTCTTTTACTTTTTCTTTTTGTAATTCTAATTTTGATTTTTCAATCGGCTCTTCTATTACTGGCACTTCCTCTTCTGGTGCTTCTATTTCCAGCAAGCCTTTTTGCCCTGGCGCAATGCCCAATATTGCTTCTTGATATTGACCAGGCGTAAGTATATCGGCATCTAATGCGGTTTCTTCTCGTTCTAAATTTTCTACGGCTGTATTTAGAATAGTAGACATATCCGCAAATTTTACTTCAAACTCACTCCCATCCTTTTTCAATGCGGGAATAAAGTAATCATTGATGCTATAATGCAGAACCAAACCATCTGCATTGCTGTTATTAAACCAAACACCAGTAGAGGCCAAAGAAGCCAATGAAATCGCTTCATCAATATCACCTGGGTATTTTGCAATATCCAATGGATCAACGCCAATCTGTTCCAGTATTTTCTCATTGAGAAGCCTTGAGGCATCTGTCTCTATTGATTGAGCATTGAATTGCATCGGAACAACATATTGGCCTTGAGTGCTTAAAACGACCTGAGTAGATTCAGGAAGAATATCATTGATGGCTGACGAAACAGCATCAGCCGCAGATATGTTTTTTCTTTTCATTCTAGATAGCGCCATCTTTTCTATAACGGCGTATTGTTCATTAAATATTTTTTCTGCTACAGTATTGCCACCAGCTAGATAAGCTGTTCTGTAATCATCTAGGCTAGTTATCAATTCCGTTGTGACGTTATTAACATCGGCTGGATCAACGCCAACTTTAATATCTTTGATATCTTGACCAGAAAGTTCTAACAATTCTGTTCGAACCCCTGGCTTTGCTGCATCTACATATAGAGCTTGAACATATTCAGATGAAAGATTTGCTTTTCTTAATTCTTCAATAAATTGCCCAGAATAATCACCAAGATTAGTAATCCGCGCAAACATTTCAGGTGCAACATCAGTATCAATGCTTTGAATAATCTCAACCATTTGCGATGCAAAGGCTTTCGGCATTATGGGGTTATTTGGAGCAACGCCAAGTGTATCGAATTGCTCCTTTATGATATCCCTAAATTGTAATATTTTTTGAGAAGCGCCATCAATATTTCCACTAGAAATATCGTCCGTTATGGCATTCATCATTCCAAATGCAGATTCATTATTTTGAACAACGAATAGAGCGGCATCTTTATTGAGCGCATCACTTCTTTTTGCAACATCCTTAACCCACTCATTATACCGTGTTCCGGCTTTTGTAATATCTTCTGATATTCCACTTTGTTGAGCGGCATCATATTCAGCTTTAAGCTCTGTTGTAATTTCCTCAGTTCTTTCTGGCGACATATAAGCCAATGCACCACGATTTAAAACGTCCTCAGATGCTTCATTCCAAGAAGATATATATTCATCGGCTTGCTCTTCTGAGAAGATTTGACGAATTTGATCTTCGTTTATTTCAAACCCAGATGGTGCTTCGCCTGTTAATTTCATTGCATCAATAGCAGATGTAAGATCATCAAGGGCAGAAGTCCGCGCCCTGTTTATCTCAGTAGATAAATTGTTTTGTAACTGCTTATTGAATGAGCGGTTTTGCTCATATGAATGCCCAGGAAGAGGGGTTTTTTCATACTCTTCAAGTAGTGCTGTTTTTTCAGTAATCCCAGCCGCATTATCATAGAGATAAAGACGGTTTTGCCGAATAGCTGTTTTGAGCGTTGCGTCTATAACCTTCTGAGCATTTTTCTCTTGAACGCCCAATTCAAGCATATCGGCCTTAAACTTCTGCGCGGCATCTTCTAAACTTTCCTTTGTAGACCCCGGCTGTGTTGCAAGCTGAACAATCTCCTCAGATCCTATGGTCATAATCTGATTTGTTCTTTCTTTTGCCGCCGCTTGTGCTTTTCTAAAAGAAATATCGGAATAGCGACCCGTGTATGTCATTGCGCTATCGCTCAAACGCGCACTCAAAACACCAGATGCAACCGGATCTATCTCTTCAAGAGATGCAGCATATCCGTCCTGAATATCGGCCATAGAAGCCTCAAACGCAGAAAGAGGCATATTGTTTTTATCCGCCTCACGAATAAGGTTCTGCATATCTTGCTTGGCAAGAGTTTCAATCTCAACAACAGCAATTCTATTTGCCGCTTCTACCGCAGCACGCTCTGCAATCCCTCTGGGGCCGCCTCGCTCGCGTATGGCCTCTAGTGTAGGCAAAGCCCCTTCCTCGCGCACACGCTCCTCTCCGCGCCTCTCAGCCTCTTCTGCGGCACGTCTAAAGGCAAACTCAGACATGCGGTCAAGTTGCTGGGAAATTGTTTGACCAAGTTGTGCCTCTTCACGCGCAGCCGCAAAATCCAATGAAACTGGTTGACGGGCCGTTAAGCCAATGCGCTGATATCGAGGAAGCCTAGCCATATCTTAACCTTTAAAGTTGCCCATATTTGTATACTGCTTGACCAAATGTACCAGCAGCTTGCACATATGAGTTTAATTGTGCCGTTTGTCCGGCTTGTTTGTAAATACCAGCCTGTTCGCTTGCTTGGCCAAGTGCCATAGCTGCATTATCAGCCGCAATGTTAAACTCTCTTACACCCTCACCCATTGAAGCTTTCTGTATTGTTGCCGCAGATCCAGATGTAGGATCACCAACTCCGACAGCCGCCCTTGAAATAATGGTGGATAATACTTCATTGAGATTGCGTAGAGCATCAGCACCCTTCTGCTTATAAGCAATTGCTTCAGCCCGGCCACGCAACTTTGCCTGTGCCGCTTGCTGTTCATACATTCTGCGCTGGGCTTGACCGGCTCTCATCTGACCGTATGCACTAATCGCCGATGAAGCCAACATTAAAGGTGCTGCTATAGGTGCGACTGCCGCCATGTTAAGACCCCGTACTCAGTTTATACTCCAAACCCAAGACCGTCATTGGTAAAGGATCTGTCTGTGTTAATGTTATTTGTCCAGTGTTAGCATATCCCAGCAAACCATGCGCCGTTTTTAATCCAGTATATTCAGCAATCACGGATGATCCGCTCTCAGTATCAAATGCAATCGTCTTGCCATTGATCTTCAGATCTTTGGTTTTGTCCACAAGAGCATCAACCTGAACAACTCTTTTCTTCATGCCATGAATAGATCCAGACGATAGTGTTGGCTCAGTTGGCATTGTTTTTGCTTGGACCGTATAATTTAACCCGACTTGGTGAGTAGATGTTGCCGCCGTATCTAAAGTTATGCTGCCAAAAACAGCAACACCGTTCTTTACTACAATCCCATTTAAATCAACAGTTGGGCCAACCGTATCTGAAGGATCTTCAAATATAGCATCGTTGTCGCCAGATATCCCAATGTTTATAGTATATCCTGATACCGCAAAAGGCGTTCCACTTGTGTTATCTATATATATTGAGCTAACAGATTTAAAACTTCCCGTTGTTGTCCAAGAAGTTGTATTCGTATCATTAAAATTAATTGTTTCAACCAAAGCAGCATTGGACGCATCGGTTCCGGTAAAAGTTGCCCTTAAATTTAACACAGAAGGAAATCCTGTGCCTGGCACACTGTTATTTTCTACCTCAAAAACTATTTGATTGGTTTCAGAGCTAACTGTTTTTGCGCTTTCTGAAATACCATCTCTAATTATGTTTACTGTTTTGCCACGTAAATGACCTAATTGAACAGTTGTTATTGCTCCACCACTGACACCGCTATCTAGTGTAAAGTCAGAATTAAACACTTCTAAATAATATACAGTTGCAGAATCCACCGTCCTTTTAACAATTGCATAAACTTCGCTTAATTCAACAGCTATAGCAATAAACTCACCGTCAGTTGTGAACTTGCTGGGCGCAATGACATTCTGTCCGGTAAGGATAGAATATACCGCCATCGATCCATCGCCACTATTCACAACAAACAGCCGATCCGCTTCATCTGTTGACGATGATCTTCTTACAGCAATATCAACCGGGGTATTCAGTAAGTGAGATGATAGCAAAGCAATGTTCTGCACTTGATAAGAACGGGTATCGTTTCCAAACTGGAACGCATTGATAGCTTTGCCTTGACGTTGAACAAAGATCGTTGCGCCGTTTAAATCTTCAATTGGCACACCAGCCTTTGATCCAAGCCGGGTTTGTGGTCGCACCAAAAAATTACTTGGCGTAATTGGTGTATCTTCTGATTGAACAACAATAAACTCACCGCCCGTTGAGAAAATACGCAAATCCGCACCAGACACGATATTTACAATCGAATTTAGTTGATTTGTGTTGATCGTTGTTTCAACAGCCTCATCATCAAGCCCGGTATGGGAGTCAAAGTTAAAATAATCAATAACGCGAGAACCCCAGACAGTATTCGGTCTGGACTTAGAGCCACCAAAGTATAACCGGCCTTCGTGAAAAGTTGCCGATCTTGGCCAACCTCTAGTGCTTGACCAAACATCCTCATAGCCAAATTCACCGATCCAATTACCCGCAACAACACCGCTTGTGTCAAAGAACGGAACCTCAACAACAGCATTCATTATGGTATCGCTGACATATGAAATATACTTTACACGGCCAAAAGTGTTTTCAACTTGAGCGAAGTTATTAGCCGCAGATGGCGCAAACGCTGCAACTTTATAATTGGTTGTGTTATCTGGGGGCGTTGTCCAAGCAGGATAGACAGTTGCGACCTTTGTTGCTGCAACATAATCTGTAATATATCTTTCTTGCCCTGCACCCGTTCCACTTGTAAGCGTTATCCACATACCGTTTGGATCATCATTAGATGTATAAGATGTTGCCGCTTTAAGTGTAATTGTATTGCTAGAACCAGCCTGTGCTGATCCGTTATCAGTGGTTACAGAGGATGCAGTAATTGTAATATTGCCAGTAGTCGCGCTGGGCGTAATCGTAAAATTAGGAGAATGCTCATCAAGCGCATAAGCATATTGTGGCAAATTAGTCAGAGGCAGATTCTCAAGCGTCCAAGATGTATCAGAATTGCGCACAAGACGTTTTGTCTGAAGATCTTCATGGCAAAGAATTAGGGTATCTACAGCTTGCGTATATTCAAGCTCATCAAGCATTGCTGCCGTAATATCAGAGGCCGTAATATAATCATTGCCGCTTGAATTAATATCTCTTTGCAGATTTTTGTTTTTAAAAACATAAATGCGGCCAACAACAAAAACTAATAAATAGCTGTCGTTTGTACTAAACTCGAATGGAATAATTTTAAATTCTGTAAAGCTCGATCCAAAATCAAAAACAAACTCCAAACCATCCCGACGACTAATTCCGCCTTGAGGTTGCACAACAACATTTGTCGCTTCTTCTAAAGCATTCTGATATTGCTGAAGATCTGTTCTGGCCCGTAGAAGAGGATCTATTTCTCCGGTAGAAAAGTTAGACTGATATTGCGTAATTCTCATCAGTACCTCGCCTGAATAAGAGAATAGTCCTCCACAATTTGCGTACCTTGACCACGCCCATCAATGTTCATTGCCTCACGCAGCAACCCGCCACGACCAGATTCACCCGGTGAACCATATGCTTGCGCACGAAAGTAATCTGCTTTTGTTGCCTGATCGGTTACGGTAATTGCAATCTCTGAAGCCAATGCTACGCGCAAGAACCGCACGAAATAAGCTGGCATATTAGCCTCTGTTACCGTTGCCTGATAATCAATGTAAATGGTATCCAGATTAGTAAATAACTGAGTGCCATATATTTCCCATCCATATCGTCTTGGGCGTGTACCGCTTGCGCTGCTATCAAAAACAGCTATCGGGCTTCCAATAAGATCCGCTGGGAAGTCAAAGGCATTATCCCATTCGTTGACGGGAGCCGTTACATTCTTGCTAAGTTGGACTTTTTTAAGACTCCAACTCCAAGGATAGACTGTCAGAAGATGGTTTTTAAGATCTGGGTAAAGTCTATTACAAGCGTCCGCTGTATCACTTCCATCTGTCAGAGATGTAATTGCAGCCGCGCCAAGAAGGACAAGGGCATCAGAGCAAATTGTTACATCAGTATCGCCAGTTGCCATTATAGCCCTCCAAGAGTTTGAAGGGGGCCAGTTGCCCAGCCCCCCAGGGGATAATTAGTCACCGTCCGTTGCGGCCAGTGTCGTACCGTCTGCAACGTCAACAACACCGCCAGTATTGGACAGAACTTGCGTAAGTGTGCTTACGCGAGTGCCGCCAGTAGATGACACAACATAAATCAAATCGCCAACCGCCAGAGTATCTGACAAGCTGTTGAAATAGCCTTCTGTGTTTACAGTCGCTATCGTATCTGCGGTTTGATATGTATAGATAACAGGGGCATTGCCTTTTTTGCCTGGACCCCCATCACCGAAACCTGTTTTATCAAAAGCCATATGTCAGTCTCCTTATTCAGTACAGCTGATTTTAACGATGCCCTCATCGTCAATAGCAACCGCACCAGCAGAGAACATAGAACTTACGAGGAACGATGTTTTCTCTGGGATGTAGTTTACTTCTGACTTCTGAGAGATGCTTTCAGCATAACCCATGCTGTCTTGATGCCAAGCAAAGCATGTGCGGGTTGATGGCTTGGGAACACCGCCTTCATCACGATCACCCATTGTGATAATGTTGAAGCCCATGAACGAAGTGATCTCACCGCGAACAAGTGCTTTTACGGAAGCAAAGTCGCTTGAAGTAACTTCTGTTTCACCGAGCAACGCATCAAGCTGAGAAGAGTGCATCAGCAAGTGACGACCTTCGGCTGGTACGTTGTTATCGTTCAGCGCTTTCGCAGCCGCACGAAGTTTTTCGATGTTCATGTTTGAAGACGCACCACCCACAGATGTCGCAACAGTTGATGGAGATGCAGCCGCATCAAGTGCATCAATGCAAAGCTGGTCCATACGGCGAGCAATCGCTTTTGAAACAACCTGCACCAATTCACGGCGCTCATCAAAGTTGACGTGTGATTGATGAAAGATGTCTGAATATTCTGCTGCGATATAATCAGACATTGTGGCGGTAACCTGGCTATAGGTTACGTTCAATGGAGTTACGTCAGTTTGTGGAACACGAACTGTTGCAACACCTTTACCGATTTTTGGGAACTTTACTGTGTTGCCCTGGACACCGGTACGTGTCCGCATTGTGCCGCGAAGCAACGCTTCGCCTTGGTATGCCTGTTTAACTTCCTCATCGAAAAGCGTTACAAAGGCATTAGTAATACTCTGCGCCATAGCAGAAGCCTCCTATTAGGTTTCAACTCAAAACGCTTACTGTTAGCCGATGTAAACCGGGCAGTCGCTTGCGCGAAAGTGGCCGCGCCCACCAGTGGATTACCACATCAAGGGGCCGCGCAGCGGTTAGCCCTTAATCTGCCTATACACCCAAAATGTAGTGATTGCAACAAAATCTAGCTATTTGCCGCCGCCCATTGCTTTTCAATCTTTGTTCGCCATGCTGCATCGGTCTGCCAACGTGGGTCTGCAATCGCTGAAGCAAGATCTTCTCTGGTCATTTCAGGCGTGTCCACAACCGGCGTTGTCGGTATGCCTTCGTTCGTATAACCCTGAATAAACTTGGTCATTGCATTGATTGCATCAGCACTGTTCAGGCTGTAGGCCAAAGCCTCGCGCTCTGAGTTTGTCAGTGATGCACGGGTGATATGACGCTCAAGATACGCAATTTTTTCTTGGCCTCGCTCGCCAAGCTTCTGCATTTCTTGTCGCCGATCATATTCTATGGCCTCTTGGCTACTTTGAGAAAACTCTAGGACTTGCCCCGCAAGCTCTTCAAAAGCTTGTTGCGAGATACCATATTTTTTAGACCAATCTTGAAACGCCTGGACTGAAGGATCTTCCAAGTCCAAACCCTTATCCACCAGATCTTTAGTGTCATAATCGCCATCCGGCGCTTTGTGTTTACCTGCTTTAAAAGCCTTTTCAAGCTCTGCATAGCTTTTTGCCAACTTCTCAACATCAGGGCCATCATCATCCCAAAATTTTTCTGGATAAAAGTCAGGACGTTCCAGCGGTTCACCATCATCAATATCAACCTCTTCATTTTCTTCTGGCCGTAATTGAAACGGTTGTTCTTGTTCTTGCGGCTGTTCTTCTGGCTTTTGAAAATTAACCAGAGGAGCCTCCTCAGAGACTTCAATTGTTTCTGCTTGTTCAGACATTATTGCTCCTTCCCACCCTGCGCTCAATCAGACGCACAAGCTCAGTCATGCCTGTTCTCACAAAACCGTGACTAGGATCTTCGCCTGGATACCAAGATGGTTGTTCTATAGTTATCTGTCTCAGGTGATGTAACACCTTCTGACCTTCCTCAGATTTAAAGACCCGTCCATAAAGTATGTCCAGATCATCCGCCTTTGGCGGCTCGACAAACGCTTGACTTATTCCTTCCCAACCGTCTGGCGAACTCATTGCATGGCCTCTGCTACTGTTTCATCAGTGGGCATAGGTTGCTGCTGTTCTATCATAGCTTGCTGCATTTGCTGCATCATCATTTGTTGCTCTTCCGGTGTATTCAATACACGTTGATCGATTCCCATTTTTTCCGCAATGAACGAAATACTTTCTGGGATGTTAATAATTGCTTGTCCCATTGGTCCCATAGAATTGGCAATCTGCATAAAGCTGAGAAGCTGATTGACCTCTTCCATCTTGGGAGCCTCGGCAAGAGGCGATACCGGCGTGACTTTGATCTGCACACCATTGACCTTGAGGGGCATATTAATCAAGCCCTGACGGTCCAGAACGAATAGGATACGCGAAACTAGAGGCGTCATAATCTCGGTCATCAAGCGACCAAATGCCGATCCAAGATTAGAAGCTAATTCACGTTGACGCTGTGCTATCTCTGTAGCGGATCGCGCAGACATGGTATCGGGCGGGAGCGTATCATCCATCAAGATCTTTTTGATGTTTACTCTGAGATCCTGAATAACGATCTGGCTTGTGTTAAAGTCCCCAGCCTTGGGCAGAGGGGCCAGGGACGCGCCTTGTGGACCACCGTTTCGGGCAACAGGAATAATCGCACCAGGCTGTATTTTGATGCTTTGAGGATTTAGAACACCGTCATCTGCGGCGAGATATACGCCTGAAATAGACAAGCTTGCATTCTTGAGAACAAGCTCCAAGGTTTTGTTTAGCGTTTTGATATCTGCAATTGCATCAACCAAAGGACCGCGCCCATATATTTCACCGGCTGTTTTGCTGAACCGGGCAACAATGAAGGGACTGGATGGCATTTCACGATAAACAATCTCTTGCGCTTTGGCTGGCCAAATAACGTGATAATGATATCGGCCTGTCTCTTGGTCAAAGATAACCGCATCAAACAGATCAAGCTCCTCAGAACCACGACGATCTATTGCGTCCTGCAATTCCGTTGTGATCTGAACGTCTGGGAACTCTCTTGTGATGGATTCCGCCTTGATACGCAGCTTGCGATAGACGTTATCAACCATGCCATATGCGCCTTCCTCAATGGCCACTAGGTATTGTGGTATCGCAAGAAAACGAATGGGGGTAACTTCATCGCCGGGCGTTACCATCATAACCGCCGTACCCACGCAGAGATCCAGCAAAAATTCACCCATAGCCAGATCGAAACTTGTCTGACGTAGCTGGTCAAACATAATATCAACGTAAGCATCAAGTATTTGCTGCGCTCTTGGCTGATCTTGCTCAGGTACAGCCGAGCCGGGTTCTAAACGGCACCAATGCCGATTAGGGGGGAACAACCCGGATTGAAGTCTGTTGGCGAAACGCTTGGTTGAGGACATGGCCGTGGAATCAAATACACGCTGCATCTTGCCTTTGCCGGGCGTTTTGCCTTCGTAATAGCCGTTGTATAAGTTTCGTTGCGGCAGAGCAAATTCATAGCAATCTTCGTAGATTGTACGCCATTCATCTTTGCGAGCTTGTGCTTTTGCCTCTCGCGCAATGACTTCTCTCGTTGATAGCTTAGGCATTTGCCTTGTTCCTCTTGCTTATAGCGGCAGCTTTACGTTTAGCATCCGCTGTAGATGAAGCGCCCCAGGCGCGGAGCGACAACAATTTCCGTGTCGGTCGGCCCTTGCTGTCACGATCCGGCCCGGGGTTCCCCGCCATTCGAGCCAGGAAGGACGCTCTGCGGGGATTGTCGCCGGATTTGACAGGGGCTTTTAAATTAGATCCCTCTTTGCGCTTGAAGTAAGCGCGACCGGCAGCGTTCAATCCGCCCTTAGGATTTTGATACGCTTTTTTTACCACTACTTGTTGCCTTTTTCTTTGGGGCGGCTTTTTTCTTTGGAGCCTTCCCGCCTTCCCAAGCTTCATTCACGTCTGGGGTAGATGGATCATCTGAAACCAACTGCCCCTTTTCATTTCTTGCGCGTTGTGGCTGGGGATCAGCTTTTTGGTAAACGCGAGAATCTTCTTTGATTTTTGTCATACTGCTTCCTATCAGATATTCATTAGCAACCGGCGGCGACGAGCGGTTTCTTCACCCCTCTTCTTTTCAAACGCCTTACGCTTTTTTTGTCCTTCGGCCCGTTCTTCTGCCAGTTTTGCGGCTTTCTCTTGCTCGAAAAGCATTTGCGCAGATGGGCGTTTACTTCTCCGCTTCTCGCGCTTCTTTTCGTTTCTTCTTGACCGCTCCAGCATTTCCTCATGTTTTTTTCGACTTACTGCGGAACGCGCCCGAAAGCTTGGTGACTTTGGCTCAAGGCCAAGACCCATGCGAATATCAGATCCAAGCGTTTCTTTTTTTGCTTGTGCCTTTAATGGCTGAGTCCCGCCCTTCGGCATATCAAGATCCCCCACCCAACATTCTGGTCGTTGCCATTCCCGGCCCCTCTTGACGTGCTGGGGAGAATAATAATCTTAAACCACCGCGACGAAGTAATCTTCTTCTGGCTTGTGCGCCCTGCATCTCTGTGCGTTCTTGGGTCGTCGCACGTTCTTCAGCCCGTTCTTGCGCCGCTGTTGCCTGCTCTTGAGCGCGAACTTCTTCAACGCTTGGCTCTCTTCTACGTCTGCCACCACCTAGTCCAGCCATTACTCAAACCTCGCCATCGCATAGTAGTCAGCCCCCTCTGGGCCAAACTTTCTTAATATGCACTCTACCTCAAAATGTAGTGCCTTAGCAAACCTTAATGCGCGGGTATTGTCCACTTTTACGAAGATTTGCATGCGTCTGATATCTGTATCAGACATCACTTCACGCAAAAGCGCCCTTGCACCGATCAAAGTTGACCTTGCATGACGATCCAAGCCCTCGCCCGGAATGAACCAAGCCTCGACCAAACCGGGCCATATATCTCTTACTCCGAAGATAGCAATGACCTTGCCGCGCCCGATAGCGGTCCATGACCAGCCCAGCACAGAATAGTCCCAAACATAATCTCTGTAGTGCGGTATATGTCTGGCGTATTCCTCCTCATGCGGCCCCAGCTTAATATTATAAACATGGCTGAGTGTGAGCGGAACGATTTGCTCATCGGTTCGCATTTGAAAAGTTGGTAGCTGGATCAGTCCCATCAGAACACGTTAAATTCTGTTTCCGCAGAATAGCTTTGTGCTGCGAAGGAATTGCCATAGCTACCCCTGCGCAATCGACGTTGTTCACCACCGCCCAGCATAAGATATCCAAACGCATCCCCGCAGTGTGAATGATCGTTCTTCACGGGCGTATCTTTAAATCGATCTTGCCCAGCGCCCATGCTTTGACGCTTGAAAAAGTATCCACCGCTTAGAGATTTGCGCAATCTCAGGCATTTCTTATCCACCATCAGCCCAGGTTTGCCATTTATCAGCCGCCCCATAGGACTAGCCCCAGCCTCTCGTCTGACTTGAAACGCATTGCTTTCTGTTGGTTGTGCTTTGAAACCAAGTGATCTGAGATGGTCAAAGGCTGTAACCTCGTAAATCTCATCCCGTTTATTCCCCGCCGGATCGCCCCAAATCAGAATATCATGCTTAGAATATTTCTGAGCAATCAGTGCCATCATTTCTTGACCAAACCGCTCAAGGCCCATGTCAAACGTCACAAGCTCATCGCAGATCCGCCACGCCCCCGCTTGTGTTCTCTGCCCAAAGATCGCCGCCGGTGTTAATCCGAAGTCAACGCCAATCTGCATTGGATAATACGGATCGACCTCAACATCCCCGCTCATCAATTCATCGTCATACTCCGGCCAGACCGGACGCCCTTCTTGCACAAACGTGTACATTCCCTGCGCATAACATCTAATCCAATCCGCATTCTTTCCGCCGAGAAGCTGCTGATAATATCCGGGCGGCAGATTGTTTCTATTCTCCGCATCCTCATTGGTTTTCCACCATTTGCCCCCAGAAAACACATGGCCCTGCGCCTCTGGATTCTCAGGAACATCTTTCCCATCCACTGCCAAAACACCGCCGGGTTGTCTGAAGAACGTCCACGGATAGGCACCACCAATCGGATTTTTCTCTGCCAATTCATGCCACCAATGGTCATTGTCAGGCGGGTTCGTATCCATCCAAATGCCGTACCATGTCGGAGAACCATCCGCTTTTGTCGGATATCGCCCAACTCTGTGCGTCAAACCATCAATAACAGCTTTCGGCAACTCTCTGGCCTCATTCACCCAAGCCCCCGTAAGCTCCAATGACAGCAATTTCCGTACATCTTGCGGAGAAGAAAGGGCCATGAAGATCACTTCGCAATCAATGCCCGGAATATCCTCTCTCGTCGGAATCCGAATATGGTGCGAAATAGGCGGTTGCCAGCGCATACCACCCCAAACATCCTCTGGAAACAACTCTTGCCACGTCTTAATCGTCGTTGTTCTCAATTCAGGATAAGTATTTCTAACAATCACAAACCGAGAATATCTGATCCCATCTCTGGGGCTGGGCCTTTGACGCACCGCCCGTAACATAATCTCAGCCGCACACCCGTAAGACTTCCCAGATCCAACCGGGCCCATTAATCCCCGAACAAAACTGTCATCATGCAGAAACTTCCAAACAGTCGGACTGTTCTCAAAGTTTAAATCAAGGCTGGGTATCGCGCTCATTTTTCATCATCCACCACCTCAGCATACTCTGTCGTTGCCGCCGGTCCACGCATATTAATCCCAACAATCGATGGCTTATCATTCTCTTTCTCAGGATTATCTAAGAAACCCGCTGCCTTCGCCAAGATGCGCAAAACACTTACCTTATCATGCAACTCAATCGATACACGACCATCTGGCATCGGAACAATCTTCTTTATCGCCCGTAACGCATAATCCGGTATTTCATCCAACGGACGCATAGAACCATCAAGATTCATAATCTCAGTAATCGAAGTGGTCCCAAGAGCAATCAACTCCTGGGCAACCGCTTCCTTGTTATTCTCCAATGTCTCACTGGTCCGAATACGCCGCTGTGCTAAACGTACACCACCAAATCTACCAA